TCGCTCACGGACGCGATGATCGCGGCAGAAGACGAGCTGACGCCGGAGGCGGCGATCCCGAAAGACTTTACGGTAACGGTCCCGGTCAAGGCTCGCGTGGCCAAGTGGATTTTGGACGAATTCGGGGACCATCCTACTTATTCAGTAGAGGAACGCCTGGCGGCGTATCTTACCACGGTGCTTTCCAGGTCGCGTGTTATGGCCATGCGCTATGCAGAGGAAGGCGAAGACGTTACAGAGGGCAAGGCGGTCACGCTGCGCCGGGACCAGTTTGCACGGAAGGTGCCAAGCCAATGAACAATCAACTCAACACGGACGGCCTTGCCTCCAAGGTCGCGATCCTCAAGCCCACGGTGGTGGGCGCTGCGCTGCGTGTTTACCTGCTCGGCGGTAGCGCTCTAAACGAGAAGCAATTGGAGCAGGCTGCGGGGTCTGCCTATCTCATGCGCGAAAACGGCATCGAGGTCATGGCGCTTGTGGTAGAAATGGAAAGCCGGACGGCGGCAATGCAAAATGGCTGAATTCCCGGCGCTTCCAATTTTCACCGATGCGCTGATCGCTGACACGGTGCATCTGACGGATGCGGAATTTGGTTGCTATATGCGGCTCTTAATTTTCGCATGGAGGACGCCGGAATGCCGCCTGCCTAACAATGATCTGCGACTTCGCACGATGCTGGGTTTGACGCCTAAGCGGTGGGCCACGGTAAAGCCCGTTTTGATGGCGTTTTTCATAGAGGTTGACGACAGCCTAATTCAAAAAAAGCTCTCAAAAGTGCGACGCGGCGTCGCGGAAAAGGTAGAGCAGAAACGCGACGCGGGGGTGCGATCTGCGGAGGCTAGGGCATTGTTAAAAAAGAAACTAGGTTCAACGGGCGTTGGAACGGGAGGCACAGGAGCGTTGCAACGGGGGGCTCAACAACCAAAACCAAACTTATCTAAAGATAAGGGGCGAGAAGATTTTTTTCTTTTTTGGGAAGATCAGATTAAGCAAGAAAAACGGGTCCCGATAACGGCACTTTCTGCGCAACAAGCCATGCAGATCGTAGACCGTGGAAACGTCACAAAAGACCAGATGCGCAAGTGTGGAGTGGATATCTAATGCAATACTGCTCTAAAATCGACGCGGGGCGGGCAAACAGTTGGCGCAACGCGTCAAGATTTTTTTTTCTAACCCCATGTGACCAAACGGGACAACTCGCGCTGTGGGGGCGTAAAAAGGGGGCTTCATGGCAGAACGCGGCGTCTTAGCATTTACCGACACAAGCCAAGTCACGGATCGGATCGAAGCATATTTCGACAGCCTGACCAAAATAAGGAAGTTTCACGGCAAGGGTGACGACGGCAAACCAATCTCTTGGGAAGAAGAATACCAGAACCCTCCAACCATGGCAGGGCTTGCAATCGCCCTCGGCACAACACGAGTGACCCTCATGCACTATGGCAAAGGGGAGGGGACGAGGGACGACGGTTTTATCCCGATCATTGCGCACGCTAAGGAACGGATAGCAGAATTCGCAGAAACAGCGCTCTATTCGAGGGAAGCGGCCCACGGTGCGAAGTTCGCGCTTGAGGTCAACCACAAGTATGGCCGGGAAGACGACGGAAAAGACGGGACTGGCGACGTGTTCAGCATGAATGTGATTGCCCCGGCAGCGCTGGAAGGCAAAGAGCTGGCGATCCCTAAATGGCAACCAAAGGAGGACGACTAATGTTTTTAAGGCTTACACAGATATGTTTTGGCGATGATAGGCGGCAAATATGGGTGCAATCGGCTCATATTGTGGCGATATATCCCGGCGAGACTGGCTGTCACATTGAGTTGACAACAAGCGTTAACCCCGACGAACGGCTAATCCACATCGCGGAGCTTGCCGACCAGATCGGGCAAAGTTGCGGCCCTTGGCGCGGTTTTGGCCCAGCACCAAAGGAGGACGACTAGATGATTACGAAAGAAGGCGCTTCAAAAGTGGGCCTGACACTGCGCGAGGCGTGCGCCGTTGCTTGGTGCGCGAAGGCAATGGGTGATCTTATAGATCATCCGAAGGCGGTTGCGATGGGTGCGGATGAGCTTGCAAAATGGCTAACAGCACCAACGGAGGGCGAAGATTGACCACATCAACCTGGGATTACAGCACGAGCCCGATTGCCTGGAATTACAAGAAGGATCGCAGCTTTGCGTCCTTCATCATCGGCCCGGTGGGGTCGGGCAAGTCAGTCCCAAGCCTGCAACGGATTATCGACATTGGCAAAGAGCAGGAAGCCAGCGCGGACGATATCAGGCGATCACGCTTTGCCGTCGTTCGTAACACCATGCCGGAGCTGCGAGCCACAACAGCCGTGACCTATGGCCAAATCTATCCCGACGAGAGCTTCGGGGAGATTGTATGGCGATCACCTGCCACGCACATCATTGAGCCCAGGGGCAGCGGGCTTGAGATTGAGGTCAACTTCATCGCGCTTGATCGGCCCAAGGACGTGAAGAAACTGCTATCCCTGGAGCTGACGGGCGCTTTCATCAACGAGGTGCGGGAAGTCCCGCGTGCTGTAATCTCGCGCATGTCTGAACGTGTCGGACGTTATGGTCTGAATGATCGGCCATCAACCTGGTCCGGCATGTGGGCAGACAGCAACCCGCCTGACGCGGATCATTGGCTCTACAAGTGGGATGAGGTGGACAGGCCAGACGGCTACAACTTCCACAGGCAACCGCCTGGCGTGCTTGAGGTGGTCGAGCTGAACGGTGGCGCGGAGGTGATTGACGAGAATTTCCCAGAATATCAGGGCTTGCGGCTTACATCGGCGGAGGTCCTGATCCACTTTCGAGGCCGGACGCAAAAGGTAGATTGCCCCATTGAGGTTATCCCGGCAGCTGGTCGGTTCTGGATCGTCAACCCGTGGATGGAAAACCTTGTCGCGCTGTCAAAGGTGGACGCCGGAGCCAATCCGCTGGGCAAGCGCAGCTACTACGGGCGAGCCCTGGGCGGTAAGACGGTTGAAGAAATCATGTCCTACCTCCAGGGCGTTTACACGTTCGTAAGTGATGGGCGGCGCGTGATCCCGCAGTACAACGGCCAGGTGCATGGCGTCGACCATCTGCCCGTGATGATGGACGAGCCGATCATGGGCGGGATGGACATTGGTGGCGGTACGCTCCAGCCGTCGTGCCTGCTATTCCAAAAGCATCCGCGCGGCATCTACCTGGCGCACCGCGAGGTGGTCTGTTTTGATATGGGCGTGAAACGGTTTGGCGAGCTAATCAAGGAAGCTCTGGTCAAGCATTTCCCGTCACACGTAGAGCGTGGCCTGATCGGGACCTTTTACGGCGACCCGGCAGGCGAGAAGCGCGACGAGATATTCGAGACGGCTTCGTTCGACTTCCTGCGCAACGAGTTCGGGATGAATTGCGAGGCCGCGCCGTCACAAGACCCAAAGATGAGACAGGCGGCGCTATCTGCTCCGTGTGAGCGCATGATCGACGGCAAGCCGGGTCTGTTGGTCGCAAAGGCAGCTTGCCCAACTCTGCACAAGGGATTGATGGGCGCGTGGCACTTCAAAAGGTTGGCTGTGTCTGGCGAAGAACGTTTCGCGGATAAGCCATCCAAAAACGACGAAAGCCATATCTGCGACGGGGCAGGCTATGGCTTCCTTGGCGCTGGTGAGTTTGTCCGGCTTGGTGGGAAGAAAGACGGCTGGGGTGGCAGCTCGCAAGCTGACGGTGACTTCGAGGTGTTTTAGATCAACACACCCCAGGCAGTGACAGCGAGCGCGACGGCAGCAATGGCCCACGCAAACCGCTTGAGATAGGTGGTAGCTTGTTTGATCCGCTCGTCTTCCGGTGGTGCCAGCTTCGGGAACCGATCTTCTGGCTTGTGTGGCGTCAAGGGCGGCATGGAGTTGTATGTGGGTAGGGTCATGATGTTTTCTCTTTCAAAGTTGGCCGGAAAGCATCGCGGACGCAAAGGCGATAACCCATAACACCACGACGGCAATAGTTGTACACATTAGCGTGATGCCTACAGCGAGAGCCCCATAGCTAAAGCCAATTACAGTGACCACCGCAAGGAAGCAGACCACAAGGGCAGTGAGTAGCGCGAATATGCGTTGAAATTTAGTCATGGTGTTTCCTCAAGTTCGCCGCCGCAGTAGAGGCAGGTTTCATATTCTCCGCTGATCGTCTCATCACACGCTGGGCAATAAAGCGGCTGGGCCGCGTCGTGTGCTTCCTGCTCGGCGAGGTGGCGCTCAATTGCGGCTGTGTTTCCGTCGCTGGGGTGCATGGTGTGCCTCCGTTGGGGTTTCTTTCAGCACGTTATCCTTGACTGTGCAGCGCTGTCAACTGTACAAGTATCCAACAAACAAAGGGATATCTGGAATGGGCAAGGATTTTGTGCAGCGCAAGGCACCACACAACAAAACGACTAGCCGATGGCGTGACCACCTAAATCATGTGGAAGAACAACGGGTTAAGGTTCTTGAGGACCGTTTAGGCCGTGCCGCTGTGACTGCAACGGAGAATTATAAAGAAAAGGGTAAGATCATGAATACCGCGATCCGCAGGATGCGCCGGGCAGAGGGCAAGCAATGAGGTATGCAAACAGCAAGCACAGCCACAAAGGTCTTGGCGTAGAGCCTCGCGGCGGCTCTGTGTTGATTGAGGATGAAGAAGCACGCAACCAACTTCATATACGAGACAAGGATCAGCTCCAGGAAGTGATTAACCTTTTGCGTCACGCCAGTATCATCAATGGGTGGGGGGCTGTGAAATGACGGCCCGCACAAGCTCAATAAAGATCGAGGGTGACTACGCTGTGATCCGCGTGCCGCTGGAAGAAGTTCACTCGCTGCGGGTCGCGCTCAAGCCCTGCCCTTGCAAGTCTGCCAAGTCGATCAGCACGGCAACAATCCGTGATCGGCTGGCAAAAGGGCTGGCCATGCTGGGGGCAAGGAAATGACGGAGCGATGGACAGCCGCCCAACTGCTCCAGTTTCAGCTTGGCAACGATCCAACGGCAGCGCAGATGCAGGCGCTACCGTCGAAGGTAAAGCGCAAGGATAACGAGGGGCCAATCCACGTTGCGATCCTGGAATATCTGGAGCTTGTGTTGCCTGTTGGGGTAGTGATCCACCACAGCCCGAACGAAATGAACCTCAAAGCGGACGCCAAAACCAAGGCAATCGCCCAGGCACGCGCGAAGCGGATGGGGATGCGACCCGGTTGGCCAGATTTGGAAATTGTGTGGCAGGGCCGCATTTACTTTCTGGAGGTCAAAGCGCCGGATGGCGTGCAATCATTCGAGCAGGAGGCGGTGGAGATAGCGCTGCTCAACGCTGGCTCGTCTTATGAGATTGTTAGGAGCGTTGCAGATACCAAGCTGGCTTTGCAGAAGTGGAGATTGATGTGAACGAACCAAAGCAAAGGCGCACGCTTATCATGGATCGGATCATGGCCCGTGTCAGGCGTAGCAAGGAAACAGGCTGTTGGGAGTGGCAGGGGCCAACGTCGGGCGATGGTCGGGGCGGTGGCTATGGCCGGATGCACCTCGACGGTCAAACGGTTGCGGTTCATATCGTGGTATTCTGCCACTATCATGGCTATATCCCAGGCAAGCGGCAGGTCGATCACACCTGCGAAAATCGGCGGTGTTGCAATCCTGCGCACCTTGATCTGGTCACGCACTTGGAAAACCAGAAGCGCAAAAAACACAGAGTTATGCGCGATCACCTAAAGGGGAAAACGAAATGAGACTTTCACCATCGCTTTGCTTCATCTGCGCAATGTCAACGGGCTATCTTTTGATGTCGCTCAATGCGAGCTTTCCAATCAAGCCAATCCCGTTCGCGGTGCTTTCAATCTTGAGCGTTGCGCCGTGGTTTGTGCTGTTTGTGAAGTCATGCAAGCCGGATCACCACAAACCAAAGGAGCGAAGCTGATGAAATATATTCTTTTAATGTTCGGGTTCAACATGGGCGACGGGGTTAGCTTGGCCGCAGAGTTCAACAGCCAATCTGCGTGCGAAAGTGCGATTGTGGCGATGACCGATAGGGCTTTATCGGGAAGCGGTTATGACAGCCCATTCGGGTCAAAAAATGTAGAAGTGGCGCGGATGATTGTGAATATGTCTGTTTGCGTGCCTAAGGGGACGACAGCAGTTGAGGAGCCGAAAGATGGATGATATCACATCAAGATTGCGCAGCGGTCTTCACAGGCCAGAGGCAATAATCCTTGCGGGTGTGTCTCACGACAAAAGGTGTTTGATAGCCGCCGACGAGATTGAGCGGCTGCGCGAACAAAACCGCTTGCTGGCAATGGACAAGATCGAATTGCGCGGGCGACTAGCAGCAATGGAGGGTTCAAATTGACCGAGATAATCGACCTATCAATCGCCACGCTGATGGCCGCGTGCAAGGGCAACGTGGAGGCCCTGCCGTCGTTTATGGTTCACGACAACACCGCCTGGGTGACAAAGGCGGTGCAGCTCGACAACAAAAACCGCATCCACCTAAACAAAGGCACGTTTCTGCGAGCTGTTGCGCCACAAGTCCCGGTCAGGGAGGGGCTATGGCTTGGCCCAGACGTGCAGGAGTTCCACATAGACCTGAAACCGCACCACCTCCAAGGGTCGGACAGCATGGACGCGCACAAAGGCCACCAGCACAGCCGCGTTATCACCAAAACAGACAGCGCAGGGCGCAATCCAGGAGACGAAGACTATGGCGATCCTATATCCAAGCCTAACGGGGTCACGCAGTCTGACCTCCATGCTGCAAGAGTTGAGGCCGGAGGATCGCTTAGAGGCGTTGGCAGCTCCGCACTTAGCCCAGATCGTGATGAGTGAGGCCAAGTGGCAATGGTGCTTAGAGGGTGACGCAGGGCAGTTCATTGCAGGCATGGCGATCATCCCAGACTTGGGGGCTAAGGGCTGGCTTGTGTCTTATCCCGGTGCAGCAATCACAACCGGGCTAGAGCTGCGCCCAATGCTGCGGATATTTAAGATATTGGGGCAGATGGGCGTTTATTCAGAGCTTCGAGCGTGGGTTTGCCACGATGATCCGCGTGCAATACGTTTTGCCAAAGCGTTTGGTTTCGTTTATGACTGCGGACCAGCGACAGGGCTTTCCCCAACTGGTCGCGATATGGACTTATTTATCTGGAGAGCGACATGAGCAATTTGTTTGGCGGCGGAGCGCGAAAGACAGCGGAAGCCAGCGCGAAAAAGCAGCAAGGTGAGGCGCGAGTTCGGACGCAAGATGCAAACGAGGACGCGGGCCGCGCACAGCAACGCGCCGAACGTAGCGGAGCTGGCGGGCGCGAAGGTCGCAATCGTCTGATGGGTAACTTGGGCGCACAGCTCAAGGGCAAGATCGGCGGTTAACAGATGGCACAGTGGGACATGGCCAAAGTCCAAAAGGCAATCAAGCAAGCCAAGTCTGACAAAGAAGCGTCGGACGACATTTACCGCGAGGCAATGGAGCTGACGTTCCCAGATCGGGAAAACTTCACCAAGAAGCAAGAGGGCCAGCAAAACGCCTCGCGGAATTGGGACAGTGCGCCAACAGTGTCGGTCATTCGTGCTGCAAACCGCTTGTCTTCGGACTTCACGCCACAGTTCCAAAACTGGATGGAGATTGGCTTAGGCCCTGCCGCCAAGCAAATGCCGGATGATGCGTTCAAGGAAGCGGTAGGCAAAACCAAAGAAGAAATGGAAAAGGAGCTGGAGGGCGTCACGCGCATTGTGCAGGCGATCTTTAACGGCCCAGGCTTCCCGACTGCATCAAACGAAACATACATCGACTGGCACTATGGCCAAGGCGGTATGCGGATCATGCCCAACGATGATATTGTGGGTGAGCCTGTTGTTTTCCAGTCGATGCCAATGTCTCACTTTTACGCCTACGAGGGGCCGAATGGTCGCCTAGATCGTTGGTTCTTCTGGCACGAGATACACGCGGACGCGATCACAACCGAATGGACAGATGCGAAAATGTCCGTTGACTTAAACGAGCTGGCGGCAAAGCCAACACCGCCCCTGGTCCAACTTTGTTCAATCATTTATCGCGACTATCAAGACAAGCGAAACCCGTTCAGATACGAGGTGTTTCACACCAAGGGCAAGAACACGCACCGCCTGGTGGAGCGCTCGACGCGCACGCCTGCATTTGTCACGCCGCGTTACTCCAAGTTACCAGGCGAAAACCGTGGCCGTGGTCCCGTTCTGTTTGCATTGCCTGACATTCGGACGGCTAACAAGATCATCGAAATGACGCTCCGCGCTGCGGCTATTGCTGTTGGTGGCGTTTACACCGCAACCAATAACGGCGTTGATGGTCCTATAAACATCAAACCTCTTGCGGTTATCAGGGTACGCAAGAACGGCGGGCCGGACGGTCCATCACTTCAACGCCTGGACAGTCCCCAGCGGATCGACTTTGGCGAGCTGTTGTTGGAAAAGCTGCACGAAAACATTAAGAAGATCGTGGGCGACAACTCATTGCCAACGGAAGCGGGGCCGATCCGGTCAGCCACAGAGTTTGTGCAGCGTGCGCGTGAGCTTATATCAGATCAAGCGGGCGGGCTTGGGCGTCTTTATGCGGAGTTTGTCATTCCATCCGTTCAGCGCGTCGTGGACATTCTGGAAAGCAAGCAAATTCTGCAAACGGACGGCTTGAAGATTGACCAATTCCTGATTGAAGTTCGCATGACCTCACCGCTCGCAAAAGGCGAGGCTATGGCGGAGGTCGAGAACCTGGTTCGCTTCATGGAAATCTTAAAGACAATCGGCGGCGATGAGCTGATGGCCTACGAGGTAGACATGGAGAAAGCGCCTAAGCGATTGGGCGACTTGATGGACGTGCCTTTGAGCGTGCGAAACACCAAAGACCAGAAAACGGCTTTCAAAAAAGCGCTGGCGCAAAGTAAAGCTGCGGAAGCGGGCGGCGATCCGGCTGTAGCTGGCGCGGCAATGGATCAACAGGAGCAGAATACAGATGGTTGATGAAGTAGACGGACTGACAGAGGCTTTCATGGGCGCTGATATGGCGTCCTGGGATAAGATGATGGCTGGATCGCGGGAAAGTCAGGTCGTGCAAAGCGGATTGGATGGCGCGGTTTATGCTGCGTGCTTCAATACGCCTGCCGGACGTGCTGTCCTGGGCGATATGTACGCCCGTTTTGTCAACGTCACGATTGTGGAGCCCGGTCAGGCTCCCGAAACACACGGCATCCGTCAGGGTCAAGCCAATGTCGTGTTTGATATTATTGACCACATCAACAAAACAGAGCGAGGATCAGACGATGAGTAAGAAAACCCCAGGATCGACGGCAGCAATTGCTATGGCAGCACAAGCAACAACGCCAGAAACGGCAACAGACGTAATCACAGGCCTACCGATTGTTGGCAACGCTGAATTTGATGCAGGCGTCGATGATCCCGGCATTGATGGTCCCGTAGAAAGTCCCGTTGTGGAACGTCGCCGGGTCAATCGCGGCAGCACGCGCCGGATCGTAGCGGCAGCAAATCAAATTGATAAAGATTTGGAGCGCTTCATCGCTGAAATGGACCTCCAGTTCTTTGAGGCTGACGCGAAAGGCGAGCGCCTTGGGACTTGCGAATTTGTGGTCGGCCTGCGCCACATGCGCAGCGATATTGCGCAAGAGGTAAACGCGATGCTTTACCCTCAAGGCAAACCCGAAGCGGCAGAATAACAACAACCAAACCCCCAGCGGAAAGGCGAATACAACATGAAACTATATTTTGGAACCAAGCAAATCATTGCGCTTGCAATGACACGTCTGGATTACAACGAGTACCGGGGCTGGCAATTTCCGTCTGACCAGGACGGCACAGACGCCGGATATCTTGTTGAATATGTGGACGGTGGTGCGTCAAATCATCCAGACCACGAAGGCTATATCTCGTGGTCCCCGTCTGGTGTGTTTGACCAGGCGTATCAAGAAAACGGCAATCTTTCGTTTGGCCATGCCATTGAAGCCATGAAGCTAGGCCACAAGGTCGCGCGTGCAGGGTGGAACGGCAAAGGAATGTGGGTGGCTCTAACTCCGGCGTCCTCTTTCGCGGCCAATTTTGCCAAAGCAGGACACGCATCAAAGCACCGCGCGGATGAGCTGCATGGTGTTGACCCCGTAATCAATCTTCTTGCCCATATCGACATGCGGGCCGCTGATGGCTCAATGGTTGTGGGCTGGCTCGCATCCCAAACCGACATGCTCGCTAATGACTGGTCTATTTTGTCTGGGGGTGACGCATGAGCTGGAATGTAAGACGAGCAATGCTTCTTGGCCAAGGCCGGACGTTCGCGCCTGCGGATGAAGGCGGCGGCGGCGGTGGTGAAGGTGGTGAAGGTGAAGGGAACGCAGATGGCGGCGAAGGTGAAGGTGAAGGCTCCGGCGAAGGTAACGGCGATGCTGGTCAAGTCAAAAGCGGTTCTATCCTCGACATGGCCAAGACAGGCGAAAAGCAGGGCGAGGGAGAGGGTGACTATAAAGCGCCCGACTATCTGCCAGAACACCTAAGAGGCAAAGACAACGACGAGACTATGAAGAAGCTGCACGAGGCTTATGCAGGCGCACGCAAAACGCTGTCCAAAGGCAACAACAAGATCGAAGGCACGTTGCCAGAAAAGCCGGAAGACTACACGTTCGAGGACACTGGCAAGGAAGGCGAGCCCGATAAGGTTTTTGCAGAGTTGAGCAGTGAAGCGTCCAAGCCAATGGTGGATATGGCACGCCGGGCAGCGCACAAAGCTGGCATCCCTGACAAAGCGTTCGCTGGCTTTATGCGTGACTTTGTGGCCGGGGCTGGCGAAAGCGGCCTGCCTATCGGGATGGACGATGGCGAAGCGCAAGAAATCAGCTCTGCGGCTGAAATGGAAAAGCTCACGGAGCTTGTGGGATCGGGGACGGAAGCGTCAACTATCGTGAACACAAACCAAACCTACATCGAAAAGCTCGTCGCGCGTGGGACACTTCACCAGGACGATATGGCAGAGTTTCGTGTCATGGTCGGCACGGCTGAAAGCTCCAACATATTCTACAAAATCCTTACCGCAGAGCTTGGCGAGAAGCCTATCCCGGTGGCCGAAGGTGGAGCTGGAGCAATGTCACAGACTGACGCCTATGCGCTGCACGCTCAAGCGTCGGCCTTGCCTGATGGCGCGGAAAAGACGCAAGCAATGGAAGGCGCACAGCGAGCCATGCAAAAAGCCTTTGGGCAAAATTCTGGTGGATCGGTGCGCAGTTCTGTGCTTTAAGGATCGTATAGTTTTCCTCCCAAGTTAACTTTACTGCCTGAAACTAAGGTCCACTCCGGTGGGCCTTTTTTTTGTTTGTTGACCAGATCAGGTGTTTTGTGCAACTAACGATGCAAGATGCAGACCCAGCGAGGAACGGCACCCGGCGCAAGCGACAGGCCCGCACACCTCAAGGCCCTCGGTCTTTCCCTAGATTGAAACCTTGCAGGAGACAAAAAAATGTCAAAATCCTTAAACGTTGCTGCAATTGCCAGCTTTGACGCTGACGTAAAGCACGCATTCCAAGACAAAGCCAAGCTGCGCGAGACTGTCCGCATCAAAACGGGCGTTGTCGGCTCCACTCACCGCTTCCCAAAGCTGGGCGCAGGCATTGCCACAAAGCGCGTCAAGCAAACCGACGTTGTGCCAATGAACCTCCAGCACTCCAACGCCACGGCGACCTTGGAAGACTGGAACGCGGCAGAATACACAGACGTATTTGATGAAGCCAAGACCAACATTTCCGAACGTCAAGAGCTGGCCGCATCCATCGCCAAGGCAATTGGCCGTCGCGAAGATCAGCTCATCATCGACGCGCTCGAAGCAACTGCAACCACACTTACGGTTGCGGCTTCTGTTGGTGGCGCTGCTACTGATCTGAACGTAGACAAGCTGCGCCGGATCGGGCGCTTGCTGGGCGAAAATGGCGTCGATGAAGACGAGGAAGTCACGTTTGTGGGCTCCCACTTCGGTAAAGAAGCGCTGCTCGGTCAAACCGAAATCACTTCGGCTGACTTCAATTCCGTGCGTGCGCTGACAAATGGCGAGGTCAACACGTTCTTGAATATGATGTTCAAGTGGATCGCGTCACGCGCCGAAGGTGGCCTGGACAAAACAGGCAATGACCGTACCAACTTCGCTTATGCAAAGTCTGCGGTTGGTCACGCCATTGGTATGGATCAGCGGATGGAGGTCAACTACATTCCGACCAAGACTTCCTGGCTGGCAAACATGCTGTTCTCGGCTGGTTCGACTGAAATTGACGCTGGTGGCGTTGTCGAAGTCACAACCACAGAAGCCTAATTCGTAGGCTGGCTCTACGGGGCCAGCCTCCCTTTGGATCACAAAAGACAAGAAAGGATAGCCCAATGGCTTTCAAACTTAATGGATTAGAAAACCACTCCGGCTCTGGTGCCGGGCTCAAGATGTTTTCTTACAATCACACAGACAACAAAGCGACGGTCAAAGGCACTGGATATTTCAATGAAGGCGCTGGCCTGATGGAAGTTGGATCGCGCATTTCAATCCACGCATCAGACGCCGACTTTGATTGCCATGTTTCGGCTATCAGTGCGGCAGGCGTTGTAACCATCGCAGCCGTTGACGCATTCGCCTAATCCGCTGGGGTGTGGTTGGGTGAAGATGGGGGCCGGAGCTGTGATGGCTTCGGTCCCTTTTTAGTAAGAGGATATAGGAATGACCGACAGCAAAATCGACGTGGCGTCACAAGCCTTAGCCAGATTGGGCGAGCCTTCAATATCCGCTTTTGAGGAAGACAGCGACACGGCGGAGAAGGTCAATCTGCTGTACGAAAGCACAATCCTTGCGCTGTTTTCGTCGTTCGATTGGAGCTTTGCCAAAACCAAAACCCTTTTGCAAATCGACGCAGCGGCGTTGCCTGTCAATGAATGGCAGCGCGGCTTCCTCATGCCTGACCTGCGCACAGATCGCGTAGGCAAGCCCCTGGGCGTCTATGCCTCCACAAGCGTTGGCGCTGGTTATGTGTTCCAATATGAAGCTCATGATCGCTGGATTTTTACAAACGAAACGATTTGTGTTCTTGAGTACATTCGGCGCGTGCCAGAAATCCAATGGCCGGGGTATTTCATCACTCTTGCAGTGGAAGCTCTAGCCGCAACGTTGGCGCTACCGATCACAGAAAATGCAAGCAAAGAGCAATTGCACAGGGTCATTGCCTACGGCACGCCGTCCGAACGCGGGCGCGGTGGCTATTTTGGCAGCGCCACAGACAGCGACAGCACAGGCAATCCCACAATCAGCCTTTTGGACGACGATGATCCAATGGCGGCAGCTCGATTTGGGGGAGTGTTTTAATGCCAACAGGTCGCCACACACAGACAAGCCTTTCATCTGGTGAATTTGATCCGCTTCTTTGGAGCCGTGAGGACGTTTCGTTCTTCTACAATTCGGCCCGCATCATTGAAAATGCTGTTGCACTGCCACAGGGCGGCGTAAAGCGGCGCGAGGGCTGGAGCTATCGCGGCCTCCAGCGCGGTGCGATCAGCGCTGTGAGCCTGGCGGGAAAGACGGTCACGGCAACAAACGGCGGCACGGCTGCAAACGGGACAGATGGCGACATTGCAACTCTTGTCACCACCACCACCAACGTTAGCACAACCACGGCCTATGAAATCTACCGCCTCGACATGGCGACGGCCACAGACATTTCAATCATCGACGTGAAGGGCTTGCGCCTGTTTGACCTCCCGGCGACGGAGGAAAGCGCCAGCGTTGCAATCCAGCATTCGCCGGATGGCACAACCTGGACCACGGCCCAAACTATGCTTGTTGGTAGTGCGGCTTATGATCGACGGTTTGCGGTTAAGCCTGACACGATTTTGGGCGGGGCGCGGTATTGGCGGCTGGCAATCATCAACGCAATTGACCTGACCACAACAAAGGCAGAGCTGGCCGAATTCTTGGCTTGGAGTGAGGCGGGTTATTCAACCGGGGGCGCTACCGTTGGCGAGTTTTCAATCCATCGACTGACCACGGACACATCAAACGAATACACAATTTGGGTCACTGCTGGCTGTGCCGATGTTTTCAGAATGGATACAGGCGTTTGGGTGTCTTGCATCGCAATGCCACACACCAACGCGCAGGTTGTGTCGATCAAGGTTTCGCCAAATCTGGACACTGTAATCTTCTTTCACGAGGACGTGCAGCCGTGGCTTATTCAACGCCTTGGTGCTGATGGCGATTGGCGTTCTGGGGCTGTTGATTTTGATAGCGTTGTTCATTTTCCTTTTGACAGCGGCAACACGATTGACGGGCAAAATGAGGTCCACTTTCTGCGCTTTGACAACATGTCCTCCGGCGACGACTTGGCCTTGGACTTTGCTGGCAATATCTCGGACAAGGTTACTTGGACAACCAACGAAGCGACCAACGGCGCGGCGCTTGAAGTTGCGATTGAAGGTCTGGTTAGCTTTAGTGATGTCACGGTCACAGCCGAAGGCTCTGGAGCAAGCGCAAACTTTCGGATCGAATACGTTGGCAATAAAATATCCTTGCCAGTTCCAATTATCG